GCAAGCAAAAACGCGAGGGTTATTATAGCCCCCGCGGCGGTGACTCTGATAGAGAGGACGACCGTTCAGAAAAATCAGATCGCTCTAGCGACAACTACAGTGATTCCTCGTATGACTCCTACGATGATTATCAGTTGGAAAATAAAAAAGGTAAGAAAAAGAAAGAAAAAACCCAAAAACCCGACGCCCAGTACCGCGAGAGCGGCGGGGCCTTGATCATCGCTCACAAGCAAAAGGAGGAAATCGAAACCTTAAAAAAGATCGTAGCTGACCTCCAAAGGCAACATGCCAAACAGACGCCTGCGGAGGAATCCGATACGAGAGAACTTAAAAAACAAATTCAGGAGCTACAGCGTGAAATCGCCAAAAAAGCGACCCCCGCTCAGCCTAGTATCCCTATTGTCGTTCCTCCCCCCGCGAAAACGGAAATGGAACTGCTCAAAGATGAGCTCGCGGCGCTACGCACGCAAGTACAAAAACCCGCCCAAGAAAACAAGCCCAAAAAGGCCAAGAAGCCCCGCAAACGTGGGCCCTTGAGTTCTTACAACTTTAGTGAGGTTAACTCCCACGGGCAGGTCAGAATGCCGGAAGGCAAAACCGGCCAGCCCATACTTACACTGCCCAACCCTATGTTGGTCGTAAAAGACGGAGAAATCCTCGGCAGTTGCTTTCGATTCGGGGTTGGTTTTGTCACCGCCAAACACTGCGTAGAAAACGAGCCCAAGACACAAATTTCCTTCAACGGCGTTACAACTGGCGACGTTGAGTGGAGACATCACAAGGACCTAGATATTTCGGTCGGAATGACCAACTGTCAGCTCCCCCCGGCTTTGGCCTGGGTTAATAGTGAACCAGTCCCTGGAGATCATGCCTACGTGGCCTGGTCCGACGGCAAGTACCGCGTATCCAGCGGCAAAGTTAAGTCGCTGGAGGATGGAAAAGTATTTTATAACGCAGCAACCGAACCCGGTGCGTCCGGTGCCCCATTGTGGGTGTCCGACGGACAGAGCCCCCCCAGGGTGGCCGGAGTCCACGTTGAGTACTATCCCAACAGTGGTGAAAATGCCGCTGTCTACTTTACCAAAGTAGGCATAACTACGTTAGTTGAAGGTTTGTGGCCAAAAAACTAGCTGTCCCCCTTCTGTATCCATATACTACAAGAAGGGGGGAACCAAAACAAAAGACGTTCTTCGGAACCCTGGCGCTGGACCAGCGCCGGGTGAAGTTGCTTGAGCAAGCAGGACTGTCTTATGGGACTGGTTACCATTGCCCCCCCGCGGATTTGAGATCTATCACCCTTGAGGTTGAGAAAATCCAAAATACGAGTAAGGCAAATTTTTCAGCGAAATCCTTGAACATGGTGGAAAAATTTCTATCATGTTGGGTCCCTCGTACCTATGAGCTATCGGATGATGACACCTTTTCTGGAATGGAAATGGGCACATCGGCCGGATGGCCAACTAGGTTTACGAAGGGTAGTATTCTCGGGTCTTATTCACGTCAGGAAATCTGGCGCGAAGGTGAGGAGTGTATTCAAACCGGGCATCAGCCTTTTTACGGCTTCCCCAAACTTGAACCACGCCCCGCCCACAAAGACTATGTACATGGCATATCCGCCCAGAACTTCGGGTGTTTTGTCATAACACGTAAGTACTGCTATAGCTTTAATAGCTGGTGGTACGACAATCCTCTGCAATTTAACAGTGCAGTAGGAATTGCAATGCAAAAGGGTGGCTGGCATAGACTGGCTGTTTTTATGCGCAAACCTACGATCGTAGGGGCGCCGGAGTATTATTACTCCGTTGACATCAAACAGGCAAACCAGAAATGTCCCCCCCAAGTGGTAGAATTAGAGGCTAAGCTACGAGCCGCTTCTCAAAATCTACCTCAAGGCTTCTTCGCGGAGTTGCTCTCCTCCGCCTACAACTGTATCATATGCTTACCTAACGGTGAGTACGAAGTGGTTTCTGGACTCCAGAGTGGTGACTACAACACTACTATCAGGAACTGTCTGCAATCGTTTTGCCTCATAGCAGAACTTGCGGCCGTACTAGGACTCCAATCCCTTGAACAACTCAAGGAATTAATCAATTTTGTACTTTATGGTGATGATTTGTTATTAGCGTCCGCTGATGACATAACAGAAGCTATCGAAAGAGCAGCCGCGAACTGCAACATCAAGGTTACACTTGAGCGGTTCACGCGGCTAGAAGACGCCCACTTTCTTGGCCATAAATTCAAGAAGTGGCCTGGCAATTATTGGGTTCCAACTGTAGAGGAACCTAGTAAAGCTTACTTCAGCGCCTGCTTGACAGAGCTGGATAAGAAAAACCACCCACGATTAGCCGATTGGCAAGTGTTTGCTGGCCACGTCGCAAATTTACGACGTTTGTCCACGCTGCCCGAAGAGTTTGAGAAATTTCAAGCCTTCGTCCTAGCCTGGGCAAAAACTGCCGATCTAGATAAAAGCTCTAGTGATTGGCTCACGGCCCACCAAAGCGCTCACACAATCGTGGCGGCTGAGTACTTACCAGTACTTCAAAACGCTAAGCGAGGTTCTTTTTTGCCGAGCTGGACTGGTGTTAACTTAAAACGTTCGAACCAGTTTAAAAAAGCGTTAGGTGCAGTGTATTTCTGCCCTCAAACCCCCCCCAAAAGAACAACAAACATGGCAAAAAATAATGCCAAAGTTACGCAAAAGAAAAAGCCAGATGTCCTTACCAAACTCGAAAGACTTAAGTATGAGCACAAACAGCTTCTTCATAAGCACCAAGCCCTGCGAGCCGGAAAAACAAACGGAGTTGTCTCTCATCGTAAGAGGAGAGATGAGTTTGCCCCGGCAGATGCTGTTGCAAAGCGAGCTAGTAAGGGCAGCTTTCGAGCTGTCCGCGAAAAACCTAGAGATAGAGATCTCGGTTCGCGAAGCGCAACACTCACCCGACCCAAGCTTGGACCCCGGAATGTCCCCGTACCTAGCAGAGAATCTAGCTTGGTGCGACGAAATGGCACCCCTCACACCGCCATCACCCCAACCGGTAACTCCATCATCGTCCCCAACCCCACCGTTGGGCCCTCTTTCAAGGGAAAACATCAACTGACCTTCGATAAACACGGGTCCCCGCGCCTGGAGGATATCCCCTACGCCTATGGCGTCGACACCCACAGTTGGCAAGGCGTTTGGGAGGGCGACAATGAGGCCATCCTATTCGGCCGTACCCTCATGCATACCGTTAATGGTGAAGCAGATGGCACGGTCACCATCAACATTGATCCTGACAGATCCGATGTTTTACCACGCGAGAGCTCAGACGTGCGCATTTACCAACAGTACACATTCTTGAAGCTTGGCTTTGAGTACCACACCACCTGTGCAACTAGTACGGATGGATCTGTTATGATGTACCATGATATGGATAACTCAGAATCAGATTACACTGATGCGCAGGATATTTCTTCATTTGCAGCGAACTTATTGACTGCACCGTGGCAAAACAGTGAAACTATGCACGTCGCCCCCGACGGTAAGTTTCGCTACGTGGCCGTGGAGGACGCACCCGAACTTGACAAGTTCTTTGGCAAGCTCGTGATTCGCACGCTGGCGTGCCCCGAAAAACCGATAGGTTACGTCTTTGCCTGCTACGCCATCCACCTCATCAACAAGCGGCCCCCGCTACCCGTTTCGATCACGGTGAGACATGAGGCTGGCCCCAAAATTCCCCACGTCCCGAACAAAGTGCACGACAGTGCGGTGCGCATCCTAGACGTTATGTCACGATCTGGGCGCGATGCCAGCACTGAAGATTCAGAGTCTGAGGTTAAACTTTTTCAGGACGACCAAAAACTTGATTTGGATCAAATCTTACGTCTAAAACGCAACGTTGAATTTATGTTCACGGGCCTATCTAAGATAGGTGCCGTCGTTGCCGATGTAAAACCCAGTTTTCACGGCCCAATTAGGTTTAGTCATGAGCCTCCGCCCGACCCCACGTTGTCTTTTATAGACTGTTTTGACGGCAATGCCCTGGATCGACTACTTAAAAACCCCGACCCTCTGGACAACCACCCTATGGTCATGGGTTT